CAAATGTTAACGTTTAAAGCTTGGTTGTATTGTGGTGGGCACACACTGGAAGAATTTGCCATCGGGTGCTGAACGGATTACATCTATTTTCCACCAACGGTGGTGTTCATCTTTGGGATAGACAACGCTGTTTTTTGTCAAGAAGTCTAAATGACTCCAAAAAATTAACTCAATATCACTTTGTGAAATGATTATATTTTCAAAAATTAAACTTTTTACGTAATTTATTTTTATTGATTTTTCAGAATATAAAGGGTCAAAGTTCTCTTTAGTTTCTGCTAGCAGGCAATACATAACATCTTTTTTGTAATTTAATAATTTTTGGTTAATTGATTTTGGTCTTAAAACCTCATCTTTTGGTTGTGGTGTAGGTTCAGGTTCATTTTCGGGTTTGCTGAAATCTGGGATTATGAAACCGTCGTCTTGTTCTATCTTTTTTACAGGAGGCAAAACTACTGGAATATCGTTTGTTTTTATGGTTTTTTCAGAACCTAAAACAAGTTTTTTCTTGTTGTTTTTGCTTTTTTGTTCGGCATTTTCTACGACGTTGCCATCGAAGTCCATGTTGTGCAAAACAAAATCATTCCAGACTTCTTGATTTTTCATGATAGGGTTTGGTTGCCTGACCTTATATTCGGAACCATTTTTATTTTTAATTACCATTCTATTAATATATATAGTTATACTATTTGGAGGTATGATGGCTCTTGTAGTACCAAATGTTGGGGAAGTTAGCCTTTTACAGAAAATGTTGAATCAAAACCAGACAGCAAATTTGCTTCTAGGTCTATATCAGAGTAATACTACGCCAACAGCGTTTACTACTTTGGGAGATTTAACGCCTCCTGCGACCACTTATGGTTACAGCATGATTACTGTAACGAATGCAAGCTGGCTTATAGCGACACCTGTAGGTGCTGACTATGCTGAAGCGGGTTATAGTGAGCAGACCTTCACATTCACATCTAATTCAACTGCTACGTTGTTGTATGGTTATTATGTGACTGATTCCAATAACAATCTTCTCTGGCTTGAAAGATTTACGAATGCTCCTTTTACAATTCCTCCTGCTGGCGGAACGGTAGCTATTACTCTAACAATTAACTTGGAAAATGTTTAAACTATTAGTTGAGTTTAGTTTTGCAGACTGGTTCTTTAATGAGGCGATAGAACGCTTCAATAAAGATTTTCATTTCGCTGCTGGCCAAACCATAATGCTGTATAAGAAGAAGTACATTGATCCATTAATTCATAAAATGTTGGCACATGCACAGTCACATCCAGATTATATGACTCCACAGCAAAAAACAGATTTGCAAACTGTTTTGAACGACCAAACAGGAGAAAGTTTGGGCACTAAATTTCCATTTGCCAGACCTTTATACATTTTGAGTCAAGGCGATGTCGGAAATTCGGACGTAATAGAGAAAAATATTGCTAGGTCATTGCAAAGTATGCCATATGACCAATTTGCCACTCTTGATGATATGATTGCCAAAGCAAATGTAACAAAAAAAGGGCAAAAACATTCTCAATACCAAATAAACAATGTTCCTGAACTATTGAACTGGCTCGTCATAAACAAGGCGGTTTGGAACATGGAAAAAGGCCTTAAAGGCAAAGGCGGCGCTGGCGTTGGCTCAGATGCCGATTCAACTGGAGGCGCAGAAGCCTCTACTGGTTCTAATGTAGATGATGCTATCGATGTGGGCCAGTTTGACGATGATGAAAATGCTGAAATGAATCAGCTTAGAGGTAATTTATTAAATAAATTAGATGATTGTTTAAGAGCCTATCAATCAGCCAAATCAACTAAGTACATAAACGAAGCAGAAAAAGTTTACGATAAAGTACAAAATCAAGCAGAGAGAGGCAGCGGCAAAATACCTTGGAAAGACTTTGGAGATATGAAGAAATATTCCATTCTTTCTTTGCTAGGCAAATATATCAATACAGTTCCTTCGGGCAGTAATTCTCAAGGTCTTGATAAAACTGCATTTGATAAATTCAAATTTGCTGAAAAGGGTGCATTAACAGGCTTAGTTAGCAGTGACAACTTTAAACAATTCGTTGCAAACCAATTAAATGAATCTCAACCTAGTGCTGATGCGAGATTATTGGTTGCATCAACAGTTGTTCCTGCATGTCTTATGGCTATAGCATCTAGAGGTCCTGACCAAAAAATGGGACCGATTGTTGAACAATACAAATCTATACCTTTTGTTTCCAATAGCCCTGAGGCTATGAATTTATTAAACTTTTGCGCTGATATTACAACAAATCAACAGATGAAAGGAAAGCCAACTACTGCCAAGGGAGCATTATCTCCAACAGAAGTTGGCAGTGCTGTTTTTGATATAGATTATCCTGTTACAGATATAAATTATCAAATTGAAAGAGACTTTTTAGATTTTCAAGAACGTTATCGAGCCATAATCAATTCGAGCAACGATCCGGCTGCAGTTAGGTCAGCTTTGTTCCTCGGCAAAGATGCTGAGGGCGATCCTATTTACCTTGATTTGACGAAAGATTGCGAGGACATTCTTGACAATTTCAGAAAGGTTGGGCACATATGACGGTATATGCAGCTAATGGCAGACCTTATGCACCAACTGGAAGTCTTCAACAATTTGATGATGGCTTACCAGAGCATGCTCTGTTTAACGAATGGGACCAAGCTGCAATCAAACAGGGTGGGAGTCCAATTTATTATTACGAATTATTCGTAAACATGAATACTATAGACCCTTTGTATCTTGAAAGCCGGACTAAGATTTACAGTCCTACACCTGTGTGCTTATACTGTTACTACGAACCTGTTCCAAGTCAAAATTTCCAATCGCCTTTTGGCATAGATTCTCCAGACGATATGTTGTTTGAATTCAACTATTTGTCAGTTATAAACACCTTGGGGCATGTGCCAAAAATTGGCTCTAGGTTTTTCACCCCTTTTCTAAGGGAGAACTGGGTAATTGTAGAAAGAAAAACCTCTGAAATGAAAATGTATCAAGTAGTTAGACTTCAATGTTTGTGTCAAAGATTCCAAGAAGACGCTGTTTCTGGCAATTCATTGAATGGCGGACAAGCCGTAAACTACGAATCAGTAATACAACCCGTAGGCGACTTGCCTGCATATAAAGTTCTATAAAGGAGATAGTATGAAAAGTTTCTTTGAATTTTATGATTTACTAAAGAAAAAAAAGATGAATGAACAAGACGGCACAAATACCATGGCTCCGCCAAATATGGGCATGGGTGCTGCTCCTCCCGGTGGCATGATGACTCCTGCTGACCCTGCTGCTGGCGGCATGGATATGAGTGGTATGAATATGCCCACTGGTGATATGGGTGATGAAGGCGCTACTGCTCCTGAAGAAGGTAAGGCCCCTGATAGAAATCAGACTGCACCTCCTGAAGGTATGACAATTGAAGAGATTTATCCTATGGTTCAGGATATTATCAATTTCGTAACAAAACAAAAAGTAGATGGTGATGAAGAAAAGCAACAAATTGTTGAAGAAGATTTATTGCCACAGTTAAACGCAATTAAAAATAACTTAGCTAGATTGACTGGCAAACAACCACCTGACGACAATGAAGGTGAGAGTGATCAAAGCGTTGCTAGCAATGAAATTCCTACTTCACCTGATGAAATTCCTCCCGGTACTGAAACTGCCTACGGTGGCACGTTTGGGGATGCTGCTGGTGGTGGCAATATGTTCCCCAGCAATGGCAGCGGTTCTGGTGACATGGGTGGCAATATGGCTGGCGGTTCTACTCCCGGCACTACTGGACCCGGCGCTTTAGGCTTCGGCGGTTTTGCTATGGGTTAATCTTTTTTATTTTGGATATCAGAAGGGTCACCATTTGGTGGCCCTTTTTTTATAAGTGCAAATGGACATTTCTTAATGTCACCCAATGAATTGCTTATCTTATTCATGAATTTTTCAAAATCTTGAGCATCCATAGTATTTTTGCATGACGAAATTATTTTATATAAATTATCGAATTGATTATCTTTTGCATCTTTGTAATTCTCACTGATATTTTCTCTCTTACTGTGTAGACCGCTTGCCATGCGTGCTCTTTTGTCTGCTTTATTTTTGTTCATTCGACTCAATTCAATTTTCTTCTGTTGGTTTAGGGGATAAAAAACACCAATTGGAGAATTGTGAGTAAAAATTACAGACTGATTTGGCAATGGTGCTTTGAAAACTATGAATAACAGAGAAGACCACCATGCTGTTTCCAAATGTCCCGGCACAGCGCATATATTTGTAGTTCCGGTGTAATAAGCTGGATGTGTGTTTATTCTTAGCAATTGCGAATTTGAAACTTCTATGTCATGACCAATATTAAGTCCAAAAAAATTTGGAGCTATTTGTCCTGCTGGAGTGCCTTTTAATTTTTTCAAATAAATTTCATCTTCTTTCCAGTTATCTTCAGCTTTGAATTCCAACTCTTTCCCATTGTTTGTAACTTCTAATTTAGTTTTATATGGATATAAAATTTCATATCCATAAGTTGCTGCTGATAAAAAGGGTTTACACATAAATGGTTGAACTATATTTTTATTTTTAAATTCATTTTGGCTTCCTGCCCATCCTTCTTGTGGTATTGCAACAGGTCTTAGATAATTTTCTTGAAAAATTGAGCGGTATAGTATTTTCATTTTTTGTATTCTCGATGATAACTAAATTATACTATGCAACCTATAGGTCCAAATCCAAATTCTTATGATCCTACACTGAATAACTGCCAAGAGCAGTCACCTATGTGGCGTTCAGAAAATATTGATCCGCCACCGGGATTTTGTGATCAGCCTCCTGATAATCAAAATAACCAATTAAACAATATGGGGGCACCCTCAGATTGGTTTGATGATTTTCTTGACAAGAAATATATGCTTGGGAGCGAAAACAATTCTGACCCGATGCAAACAGGTCAAATTGTAAATAATTTAAATCCTCCTAACAGAAATGTTGTTTACCGTTATGCTCGTTCCATCCGCAGCTGTGATGAAGCAATTATGGATTTGTTTAGAAATTTAGTAGTATTAGATGATGATGGCAAAGCACATCAAGTTCCAATTATTTGGGCAACTCAAGAAAGAGCAGTTGCAGCAATAGTTCAGCAAAATGTGAGAAAAGATTTAACCTTGGTGGTAGACAGAATTAGATTACCAATGTTAGCAATTAGTAGTACTGATTATAGTGTTGATGCTAACAGATACACTTATCACAAGGCTATAACTTTTTTGAAGGACAATCAAAATAAGCCTACTTTTGTTGAATCTGAGCGTTTTGAAAGAGACACAGTATTTGGATTAGCCAGAGGTATTCCTATTAATATTGGCTATACAATGTATGCATGGACATTGCAACTTGAAGATATGAATCAAATACTGGAACAAATACTGACTAAATTTAGTCCTGTTGCATATATAAAGGTTAGAGGCGTTCTTTGGGAAGTTTGTGTCAAGTTGGATAGCATAGCTAACAATTTAGAAACAGAACCGGGAGATGCGGCTCTAAGAGTTATAAAGTTTCAATTTGGTATTACGGCTGAAACGTATGTTAACCAGCCAATTACGAGGAACAAAGCTGTTCTCAATACTAAAGTGGACTTTGTAAATTCTCTTAATGAATCCGAAATTTCGGAAGTAATTAAGAGGCTAGAAGAGTCGGTAGAAGGGGTACAATGATTGAAATAACGAATTTGAAGAGATCTCCTGTGCAATTGATTGTTAAATCAAAAAGAACAACCAATTCATATTCGGTCGTCAATCTACCCGGTATCGGCAAAGGAAAAAATAAAATATTAATTGAAGATAATTTACATACTCAATATATAGATGATGCAGAGAGGTCTGGTTATATAAAGCAAAGAGTATTGAACGATTAACATTATAGGAGTATAAATATGGCACTTTTACAGTCTTTTCCACCCTCTAATACAATCAGCCCATCAGTGCGCTTCACTGAAACTGATTTGACTGTTTTGAGCATTTCTCAGTCAACAAACTCTGTAGGTTTGGTAGGATACTGCAGTAAGGGACCTATCAATACTCCTACCTTGGTCGCATCTCAAACTGAGCTTATGACGGTTTTTGGCGTACCTCATCTTGGTCTTGATTACCCGCCTTATTTGATTTATGCGGCAAAACTTTGTTTGAGCCAAACTAATAGCGTTTATATTGTTCGTGTCGCTGATACCGATCCGAACAGTCAGTACTACGCTTTGACAGCCAATACAGAAGTACCTTCCGCTGGACAACTATTAAAGGTTCATGGTGCACTTTTTAATCCTACTGATGTTGTCCGTTTTTACAAAGATATGGTCACTTTAAGCAATAACACTGACAAATACTTCAAGTGGGCTTTAAACGGCGTTTTAAGCAGCAAATCTTTGCGTCTACCTTGGTCTGTTGGCGATGAAGGACAGGCAATTGCGTCTTATACTATTGAACAGATTGTTGCCATTTTGAACGCCCAGCTTAATCCAGCGATAGATGGTATCGAATTTTTCACCTACACAACTGCTTCTAAGGTAGCTCTTGGTCTTTCGACAGTATGGTCTTATGGACCTCAGAATTCCATGGAAGTTATTTCTGTTATCAACAACCTTGTTGGTGGTGCGGTTTCTACAAATACCATTAGCCCGGGTGTTTTCCAGAACGTAAATAACACTCTAGGTTTATCAACTGGTAGTACTGCTCCTCTGAAGAGTGGTCTTGCTCCAAACTATCCTATTGACGCTTCTCACGGCACTGCTGGTATTTGGGACTTCCCCACAGGCAAGTACACACTACAAGTTGTAGTTGATGGCTCTGGTAGCGTTGCTGTTGATAACGTTTTCAGACTATATGATTTTTCCGTCGTGTTAAGCGGAATGAATTATACTTCTAGCGCCGATCTTGTTGCAGATTTGAATACAGCTTTAATTACTTTAACACCTAGTGTCAATAATATCCCAGTTTCTTCCCCACCTTGTTATCAATTCGTTGCAAATGTGAATAGCACTATTGGTGTGACTACTCTAACCGCTGACACAACCGAAAGTGGTGGTCTTTATGGCCGTAGTGCCAAGATTAATGTCAGAGGCGGAACACTTGCAGCCATATTCGATATGAACTTGACTGGATCTACAGGCTTAACCTTAACTGGTGTTGCTGACAATACAAACGCAGAATCCGCCAATGCATTCTGGATTGGCGTGCCTAACACTGATCCTGCTGATACTTCTTACTACACTTTTCAGGTATTTGCAGACAGCCCCGGCATTGAAGGTAATGACACCTTCATTACTTGTACCAACTATACTCAGGGCTCTACATTTACACTTGATGTTTTCATTTATAATAGTAACACTGGCTTCTCAAGTCAAGTTGAGAGCTGGGGCAATCTAACAAAGAACCCTGATTCACCTTATTATGTCCAAACATACATTAATGACAGAAGTAACTACATTCGTATTTTGGATAATGATGCAACTTTAGCACCACCTGCTAGTTCTCCTATGACAACTGCTGCTATTAATCAGCTTCGCTTAGTTGGCGGTTCTGACGGTTATCCAGCAGGAGATGCTGCTGCAATTGATGAGATTTTGATTGGCAGCCCTGTCAACTTAAGCGGCATTTATGCACTAAGCGACCCTGAGCAAATTGACATCAACTTAGTTGCAGTACCCGGTGCATCCAGCACCGCTGTAATTGAGGCTATGATTGATATGTGTGAGCAGTACCGTCAGGATTGCTTGGCTATTATTGATCCTCCTTTTGGATTATCACCTACTGATGTTATTCAGTGGCAGAATGGTCAGAGCCAACTTAACAATCAGAGATTTGATTCTGATTTTGCTGCTCTCTACTGGCCTTGGATTAACATTTATGACAACTACAATCTAGTTGATGTATTAGTACCACCTAGTGTTGGCGTTGTTGCCGCTATTATTCGTAGCGACAATCAAAGCTTCCCATGGTTTGCTCCCGCAGGCTTACTACGTGGTGTTGTACCCGGTTGCATTGGTGTTGCTGCTAAGCCTACTTTGGCCGAAAAAGACGCCATGTATGGCAATGGCAATGCAATCAACCCGATTGTAACTTATGCGAATGTGGCAGACTTTGTTATCTGGGGTCAAAAGACACTACAGAGACTACCTTCTGCTTTGGACAGAATCAATGTCCGTCGCATGTTGTTCTATGTTGAGAAAGAAATCCGTCAAGGTTGCAGAGGATTGCTGTTCCAACCACACACCGAATCGCTTCGTCAGCAGTTCGCCTTGTTGTGCGAAGGTGTCTTGAACAATGTTCAAGTTAATCAAGGCATTACAGCGTATAAAGTTGTGGCAGATGAAACTCTCAACACACCCGATGTTATTGATAGAAATGAATTAAGAGCCCAGATTGGTATTGTGCCAACCAGAGCAGTAGAATTCATTTACATCGAATTTACTCTATATCGCACTGGAGCACTAACCGCTAACGGTTAATAAGAAACTATAGTTAGGTTAATTTTAATCAAAGGAGATAATTATGGCACAACTAATGGGTATCGGTCCAATCGGAACCTCAAACAATATCATCTTCAAGAGGAAGTTTCGTTGGACATTTGAAGTACAAGATGTCTGTGCAGGCGGTAACAATCTAGGAAATATCCCTTCTAGTTATGTTAAGCTTGCAGCAAGACCAAACGTCAGTTTTGATGAAACTGAAATCAATTTCTTGCAAGGCAAGATGTTTATTCCCGGTAAGGCGACATTTGAAACCGTCACTGTTACTTACTATGACATCACACCTGTCAAGAGCGACACAATTCTTAACCTTTACAACTGGATTGGTTCAGTTTATGACTTCCTCGGCCAACCAACTGCTGCTAATAATCAAGCTGGTAGCTGGCTTAACCCAAGAATGTCCAGCTACGGCAACGGTGCCGGTGGTTATGGTGGCACTGGTGTTCTATACATGTATGATGGTGGTGGCGTTCCTCTTGAGCAATGGACACTTTACACATGCTGGCCCCAGAGTGTTAACTTTGGCGACTTGGATTACAGTGCATCTGATGAGTGTAATATTGAATTGACTCTTCGTTACACCTTTGCCAAGTGGAGAAACATCTGCGGCGATCAGCAGCCAAACCCCTGCTACAGAGGTTGCTCAGTCTAATCTGCAATTTTTTGAAATTAAAAAAAGCCCTCGAAGTAAATTTCGAGGGCTTTTTTCTTATATAAACATATAAGAGGTTTATTATGCCACAAGCAATTAAAATGGGAATGTGGAATTCGGATTTGGTTTTTAAACGGAATTTCCGTTGGTTATTTAGTTTAGACAATATTATAAGAGTTCCTGAAGGGGCAACACTTGACGCTAAACCTCCATCAAAAGCGCAAAGG